ATCCGGAGTATGCGGTTATGGCTGAGTTAGAATCTAAGGGTAAATTACCCATCCGCCCACTTACCCTTGTTATTACAACCAATGTTCCCGATTTGCTTGCGCAAACTTACTCCAATGAGCCCGTTTCAATACTTAGACGGTTGGACATGAGGGTTAGTGTTACCGTTAAGGAAGAATTCGCTCTAGTGAATGGAGGTAGTGGAAATTTCATGCTTGATCCTGATAAAGCTCGTGTATACGTTGATAGTTTAGAGGGACCGGAAAAGATTTTCCCTGATATGTGGAATTTTACGGTTGAGAAAGCTGTCGCTGTTAAAAACCCCAATGGGGGTACCGATCGTGCTGAGTTCCGGAAAATAGTTTGGCAGGGGATGATATTGGAGAACATTAGTCTAAAGGTCTTGGCCGACTATACTGCTGATGCTGCCAGGTTGCATTCTCATAATCAGAAGAACCTAGTCTCCAAACAAACCCAATTACATGAGACTATTAACCTTTGCTGCATCTGCAATAAGCTACAGATGTCTTGTCAATGTTCATATTGTGATCAAGCTGGGAATGATAGTCTAGATAGGGAGCCTGATATCGATGAAATTATAGAGATAACAGATAGTGATTTTGAAGGTGAGTCGTCTCTATGGGATTTTCTACCTTTTTTATACCGGCAGGATGTAGCATCGTTCTTCTCCTATTTATTATCCCGACGGGGGATATTGGATTATTTTAGACTTCATTGGCGACAGATATTCGTTAGTTTTAGCCTTTGGTTGGTCCTTGTGATATTGAGACCGTTGGATTTGGTTCCATGTATGTTGTGCTTTATCTTCCTGATTCACAGTTTTCTATTATACCGATTTTATTTGATTTATTGGTATTCTAGGGAACGATGGTTTCGTCTACAATCATCTGCCAATAGGATCACAAGTAGTCCATTATTTACGTGTATCGTTGGTGCTGGTACTACATATCTTATGACCAGGGCCCTTGGAAAGATCTTGTATGGACTAATTAAGTTCTATCGTTCTTTCAATGGTGCCGTTATGACAGGGCAATCCGCTCTTAATCCGAATAATGAGGAGTACGTCGCACGCCGTCAAGAGCCAAATCCTTGGTATCCCAAGATACCTGTTACTAAGTTAAGTAAACCCACCCCGCGCTCTAAGACCACCACATGGCGTGACCTCAACGGGAAGATAGCAAAGAGCTGTGTCTTTGTCAAGAGTGGCAGTAAGATTACAGGTGGTTTTTATATTCGTACCCATCTGCTAGCAGTTCCTGGACACTTCGTAACTGAAGACATGGAGCTCGAGATAATACCGCGAGTTAAGTATTTGGGGAATAAACATAGCTATCGTATACGTACTTCAAGCGATTTAGTTTATAGGGTACCAGATTCCGACATTGCATTAATTTATGCTCCCGGTGGCTGTGATAAAAGTGAC